CACGCCTTCATCTGCGGCCCCTACAGCTTCAGTTGATATTTTTAATCCTCTACTTGCTGTCCCTGAAAAAGTTGCTTGTGTGCTGTTTGAACCACCATTAACACTTATATTCCCTGCAAACGTGGCGTTACCATCGCTTCCTATTGTTAATCGTGTTGTAGGTGAAACTGAACCTGCTGAATCTGCTGTTGTAGCAAACAACAATTCACCAGGCATCCTATTACCTGCAATGGTTCCAGATGCTTTAACTGAAATCATCGCTGCAACACTGTTTATATCTGTGCCGTCTGCGCCTGCAAAATCAATTACACCTAAAGTATCACCAGATTGAACAACCGTACTTCCTGGTGATGTACCAGTTCTTGACTTACCAAAATGAAGATAAGCACCACCATTGTTATCTGTATGTCTAGCAACAGAGATAGAAAGTCCATTATTATTTACTTGTAAGTAGGCATCACTTCCTCCAATTTGCTGAGTAGAACTATGCCCAACTAGGAACCTGCCTGAGCTGTCTAATCTTGCTGACTCACTACTTGCATTTTTAAAGACTGTATTAGCTGCTCTAATAGCTAGATCTTTAATTGTATTATTTGCATCATTTAATACGTCTATACCTATCCCTGTACCAGAATGAATATCAGTTATCGCCCTAATATGTAAATTACCATCAGTCATCCCTCGGACATTAAGAGGTGAAAGCTTACCTGCTCCATTAATGGCTAACTTTGTCGGAATCTCTACTTCTGCACTCGAGTCAAGACTTAATCCTTGAGTTCCAGCAGCAGTTAAAGAAACTGTATTTGTGCCGCCATAAATTCCTGAATCTGAATCACCAAAATGAATAGCAGGAGCCGAATTACTTCCAGCAGTTGCCTGTAAAACTCCTGTTAACGTTCCACCAGCCTTTGCTAAATATGTGCTATTTGATGTGGTTCGTTCAGCATCAGTAACAGCCTTAACACCAGCAGGAGTACAAACTCTTGCCGTGTCTGACCCTGTAGTTGTCTCTGCTGAGGTTGCTAATTCTGCAATACCTGCAACTGTTGTTGAAGCTGCTGGAGTTGAAACAGAACCTGGACCAAATATTTTTACAATGCTGTTATCACTGGCTCGCATATAGCCGCCAATGCTATTGATATTTGCGTTTACTGCTAGTTCACCAACTTCTGGAAGATGTGTTCCAGTTGGTACAGCGTTTTCTGTGACGCTGTTTTTTAATTTGATTTTAATAGCCATAATTCAAAGCTTATGCAAGCAATACTCTTGAGGATGAGTAATCCTATTCAGGATGGTCTTATCTTAGCTTCTTATCTAATAAGTACCTCCATTAATCACAGAAACATTTTTCCATTGACCGTCCGAAGCATATTCAAAGAATTGTCCAGCAGTAGGAGAAGCAATAGTCACGTCAGACAAATCATCTAAAGCTGAAACACTTCCAGGGCCAGATAATGTATCAACTCTTTGCCAACCTGTGGCACCAATACACATACACCAGTCACCAACATCAAATGATGTTCCACTTACAACTGAAGTTCCATTTCCTGGAGTAGTACATACAAAATAGGTTCCCGTAAGGCTTGCAGTACCTGCTGGGATAGCATTTCCTGCTGTAAATCCTGCGCTAGTTCCAAAGGTCGTTAAGTTAACAATAAGACCATTAGTTGCGTTAAACGTTCCACAGAATCTCAGGTTCTCTTCTGCTAATCGACCAAAACCAACAGAGAACCAACTGTTACCGTTAAATATTCTTAATTGCCCTGTTGATTCTTGTAACCAATAAACACCAGTTGGCAGATTAGTAATTGCTGGCTGCGCTTCTTGGATAAATGAAATGGCATTGCTGCCAAGTTTATCCATTGTGATTGCATCATCAGCAATCCTAGCTGTAGCAAGCGATCCAGTTGTTATTTTACTTGCATCAAGAGCAGGAATATCATTTGCTACTAAGTCAGATCCAGCAGTAACGATTCCACTTGCGTTAACAGTAACTTTTTCATACGTTCCAGCAGTTACTCCTGAATTTGCTATAGAAAGAACTCCATTTGCATCTAGTGTTAAGGGTGCGGAACCTGTTGGGACTTTTATTGCTCCTATAACACTGGTAGTCGCTATAGGTAAATCCCCGCCGACTAAATCAACACTAGAAGTTAATTGACCAAAAGTATTAAATGTCAGACCTGAACGAGTTATTGCAGTAATAGTATTTGCAATACTTAACGCCCCTAAATTAGTAACAGATAAACCACCTGCTGTTGGAACGGAAACTGCACCAATTGCAGCAACTTCAGCTTCAGGGAGATCACTTGGAACTAATGCAGCCGTTGCTGTAATGAGTCCTTCGTTGTTATATGTGATCCCATTTCGTGATGATGCTCCACCTGTAACAGCATTATTAATTCCTAAATTCCCACTCGCTACATTTAATGAACGATCAAGGTTTGATGTATTTAATTTTGCGGCTGTGATTGTTGCGTCAGTTATTTTTGTTCCTGCAATACCACTAGCAACTTTTGCATCTGTAACTGCTGATGCTGCTATAGCGGCTGTATCAACTGCATTATCAGCAAGTTCACTAGAACCTATCGCATTAGCTGCAACTTGAGTTGCTGTAATTGTATCGTTGGCAATCTTGGCTGCTGTTACAGCTAAATTGTTAATCTTGGCTGTTGTTACGTTTAAATCTAATATTTTCGCTGTTGTAACTGCATCACTAGCTATTGCCGCAGCGTCAACAGCATTATCCGCTAGTTCAGACGCTCCAATTGCATTAGCAGCGATTTGTGTAGCTGTGATCGTGTCATTTGCTATCTTCGCTGCTGTAACAGAAGCATTAGCAAGAGCAGCAGTATCTACAGCGTTGTCTGCTAATTCGCTTGCTGTAACAGCATTTGCAGCAATTTGAGTTGCAGTAATCGACCCAGTGTTAATCTTCGCTCCAGGGATATCACCATCACTAAGATTTAATTTTGCGTAAGCAATTGTTGTATCAGTAATCTTTGCATTTGTAACAGCACCAGCAGCTAGTTTTCCTGTCGTAATATTTAAGTCAGTAATTTTCGCTGTTGTAACTGCTGTATCTGCTATTGCTGCTGTATCTACTGCATTGTCTGCTAACTCAGAAGCAGTAATAGCATTTGCTGCTATTTGTGCAGCAGTAATTGTATCGTTCGTAATCTTTGCAGCAGTAATAGCATTTGCTGCAATCGCTGCTGTATCAACGGCATCGTCAGCTAATTCTGTTGCAGTAATAGCATTCGTTGCTATCTGTGTTGCTGTTATTCCACCTGTTGCAATTTTTGTTCCAGGTATATCTCCATCACTTAAACTTAACTTTGCATAGGTAACATTAGCGTCTGTAATTTTTGCTGTTGTAACTGCATTAGCAGCAAGTTTTGCTGTTGTTACATTTGCATCAACAATGGATGCTGTATCAACAGAAGCATCTGCTAACTCACTTGAACCAATAGCATTTGCTGCTATTTGCGTTGCTGTAATTGTGTCATTAGCTAACTTCGCTCCAGTAATAGTTGCATCAGTTATCTTTGCTGCTGTTACTGCATTATCAGCAAGCGTGGCTGTAACAATTTGCCCTGCTGTTAATGGGTAACTCAGTGCCGTAGCAGGAATTGTTGCTGCATCAATAACAGCAACTCCTCTTGCAACTAAATCTTTAACAGTGACCTTTTTAGTTTCACTTGCGCTGACATCTGCTAACGCTAATGGATCGGTTGCTGCAACACTTCCTGACGCAATGCTTGGCAATTGCGTAATTTGTAAATCAGCCACAATTACCTCTCATGATTAAAACCTTTAAAGACATTCTAAGAGGTTGGGTCTTCTAGGAGAATACCTTCACCATCTTCTTGCAATATCCTATCTGTATTTTCCTGAAGTAAGTAAGAAGGAGGTTGACCATTATGAAGACTAATAGCACCATTTGATATAAATTCAATCCTTGTTTCAACTATTCCTGCTGCTGGAACAGTGATAGCAACATTCGTTACAATACAATCACACTCGTACCAGACACTATTTTGACTGACGGCAGGCTCATGGTAAATAAAAAATTTACCGTTGAAATCTGATCCTTGTTTAATACGAACCAATAATTGCGCTAAATAAATAGGAAATTCAGGTTGCAAAATATTAATTGTGTCTCCTTGAAAAGCACGATGCTGCCAAATACAATTCATATTTCCTTGCCCCGAAATCAATCCATTTTCATACTGTCTTTTAAATTCTTCACCTAAAACAGTTACATCAACGTTATCTCTTGCAGTTGTTAGCTCAAAATCCTTTACTTTTGCTAATGTTCTATATCTTGTTGATCCAGAGCTTATTGCAACTTGTTTAGTAGAAGATGGTGTCACAAGAGTTAAAGCTTGTGCTGTCTCTCCTGCTAATGCTGGTCCAAAAGAATTATATAGCTTCATTCCTCCCATGTCGTCTACGTGGACGTACCATCTACCATCTGGATGATTATGCCCTTGAACAAGTTCTAACGTTGAGCCGTCTACTGTTTCAATTGCTAGTTGATCTCCCGTTAAAATCGCTCCAGAAGCAAAATCAACACTAAAACGTTTTTTGCCTGTATTAACATCAGCAGGATCTAACTGTGTCTCAAAAGGACCAGACGTATCTCTTTTTAATTCAACAAAACCAGTCGAACCGAAATATACAGTCATTTACATATCTAATGTTGTAGGTGCTCCTGTTGCTTCAAAACTAACGTCAGCAGAACTTATTTCACCTTGGGCATTACTCATTGCATAACTTGTAATAAAGGCATCCATTACTATCTTTTTTGTTGTCCCACCTTTTGTCATATTTAATTCCATCTGTACCGCAGTTAATGATCCTCCAGCATTGACAGTACTTACTTTTCCCAATAAATCACTGACAACATTCGCAGTGTCATTGTAATAGTAAAGACTGCAACTACCTGTAAGACTCCTTACACCAGCTTCTAATGTTCTATTTTTGTCGCCTAAAGAAGTTGTTTCAAGAACAGCTTGATTAGCAGTAAAAGACCAAGAACGTACCTTGCCAGCCTCCTCCCCACCTACTTTTAAAACGCCATCTTGCCCTGAGTAAAACTGAGCCATTTTCCTTAATTAAAAAACCTTTGCTTTATTCTAATCCCCATCGAGACAAGCGACAAAAGAACAGCTCACATTCGCCTTACCTGGAAACACACTTGAATATTGTGGAGGGCCGCTATACCTCCACCTAAGAGCACCTCCTTCAGGCAATTGAATACTATTTAATCCCGAGGCAGAGTTAATCCCTTTTAATCCACCTGAGATAGAAAAAGTACTATAATCCCAGTTTTTATTGACATCTTTATAGTGTTCAAGAATAAGAAAAGCCTCTGAATCCGTGATATTAGTAAAACTTAGATTCAATTTGGCATTAACTTGTTTATTACCATATCTAATAATGGTTTTAGCACCGTTCTGAGCTTCAAAAACAGTTTGGGGATATTCCCCAGGGCTAAAACTTCGAGAGCTTGGGGTTAACTCAGGAAAAGATTGGGGAGTCCTAGCCATTTAAGAACCTTGAATAAGAAAATCATCTTCATTCCAGTCTAAGACAGCTAACCCTCCTGTGCTTGTTAAAGGTTCATAACTTCCAGCAACTTCAACAAAACCTTCTTCTGAATAAGTCAGACTTTCTAATTTATAAACTCTGTCTGAAGTATTTGTTTGAGCTACTGTAAAAACACAACCCCTAAAAGCCATATCAGCGATATTTGTATATCCATTTCCAGAAACTAATTTAAGAGCTGTGGGTCCATGTACTTCTTCATCTCCAGGTTTCCAATAATAAATACTTGTTCCATTCGTAATTATTGATTGTGATTGTACTACTCCAGTATCTGTAATTGCCCCATTAGCAAAACGACTGGTATGAGTGGCCTCGCTGTAGAATCTAAAATATTCTCCTGGTATTAAATTCATAGCTGCCTGTGGAGTTGTTTCAAATTTGATCCCATGATCAACTTTTTGTCTCACTCTTAAAGCATATTGAGCAAATATTTTTGCATGTTCTTGTGAGGTGCAAAAGACTGACATATCAAATACTTCCCTTGGATCTTTATCTGAACCACCTTGATGATCTTTTAATCTCATCTCAAAAACTTGTGTTTCTGGAAATCCATTTTCTTTTTCTTTTCTCCATAGAACTTTAGCTTGAAATAA